TTCTTGTTTGCCATGTTGTGTTATTGCTTTGAGAAAATAAAATAGGGAAGCGATCTGCGTGCGTGTCGCTGCCAGATCGCCCCCCAGTTTTAAATTATGGATATTAAAAAGTCGCTGACTTAGGATCAGTCGCCAGATCCTGCTGCGGGTGCAGCCTTAGTGAAGTACGAGTACCAGACTCCTGCGTCAGTCTTGTGGAACTTGAACGTCAAGATTGCCTGATTACCGTTCTCCTCTGACCATGCAGGCTGATACACGATCGAACAGTTAGGTGCGGAGATACCGCGAGCACCGACGTTCTTTGGAGTCAGCTTGACTTTCCAAGCACCGTCAACGACGTGTGTCTTGATGTCATCAGACGAAGCGATTCCAAGCAGAGTCATCAGCGACTGTGTAGGCTCGATAACAGTTGTTACAAGCTGAACAGTGCCTTCCTGCTCTTCCTCTGCGACTACTTCGCCACCAGTGGCGATCATCTGCATCGTGTTTCCGACTTCGGAAGACAGCGACGAAGAATTGTTCAGAATAGTTCCGATGTCAGTCAGAGTGGGATCTCCCTCTGCGGGGATCAAGCCGATCTCGATCTTACACTTTGACCATGCCATGATTTTCTGTGCCATATTCTTTCAATTTTAAAAAGTTGTTCTTGTATAGTGAATTCTCACATTGATACGAGTCTGTTCTATTTCGTCGAGATCTTCCGAGTACGGTGTCTCTCGCAGTTCAAACAAGTAGTTCACTTCACTGCATTCATCGAAGAAGTCCTTGACAGCAGCTTCCAGAGTCTCAACGCGTGAAATGTCCGTGATCTTGTCAGATGAAGCATTCTGCGTCATTGGAACGTAGATGTTCAGCAGGACAACACCAGTCTGGAACTGTCCGTCGAGTCCAGAGAGAAAAGCAACGACAGCGTCTTCCGTCTTCGCGTTACGCGGACGCATGCCCTTGCGATAGAGCGTTCCCCCGATCATCGTATTGATAGGACTTGCCTTGATGATGCGGAAGATGTCTTTCTCGATCTGTTTCTCTGTCTTGATCTCGTTCATTTCGTTGTGAATCCTAACTGTTTGAGTAGTTTCGGAACGAGTTCGTCTGCAAGCAGTTCAGCACTTGTCAGTACGTTGTAGCCGTTTCGCTCGACGTATGCTGCGTAGTTCATTCCTGCAACGACGATCAGCGATGTTCCGCTGAATCTCTTTCCGACTTCCTCTAAGTACTTCTTTGCAGTGTCCGCGCCCTTCTTGCCTTGCTTGTACTGCGCAGGCAGTCCGTGCTTGATGATCTTTCCGTCTTCGACGATCGCGTAGCTGATGCTGCTGCGAAGATTGCCAGTCTGATCTTTGTAGTTGCCGTTCTCACGCGCTTCGATGACGCATTGTTCTCCGACATATTCCAGTACGTTGATGAAGACCTTGCGGACTTTTTCGTCGTACTGCTGATCAAAGCTGACGCTGATCGATCCCTTCGGTGTCTGTAACTTGATCGGCATTCTCTATCACACTATGATCTTGATACGATCCAGACTTACGTCCTGCTGATCCTGCACTGCGAATTCTCCGAGATCCACATTCTTGCGCGTGAGACGTACACGATCAGTCTTAGCGACTTTCCCACGCTCTGCGAGCACGATGTACTGCGCCTGCGTGAAGTGTCCGTCTTGATATGTTCCGCGCTCGTTGTGAGTGTTCGTCTGGATGAAGCAGGGGATCGCGTCGCTCCACGATGCAGAAGCCTTGATAGGCTCTCCGTCTTCGTTGAAAAGCGATGCTCCCGCAGCAGCAGCGATCTTGTATGAGAGAGTTCCGTTCGTGCGCATAGACTACCAGAGTTTCGATCCGTCGTAGATTTCAGACTTTTCATCAGAGAGATATTCAGAAGCGTCCAGACCCGCACGACCGCACCAGAAAGAAATGTTGTTCTTGACTGATGCCATGTCGATAGAAGTCGAAATGCCGCCCTCGCTGCGTGAAGTCTCGACCCAACCTTTGACGATCAGAATTGCGCACTCCACTATGGCAGCAAAATTCGTAGACTGTGCTTCTGCGTCTGGATCAAGATCGTGATCTTCCAAGATGTCGTTCAAGACATCGTCATCAACATAGCAAGTGTTGCATATCAGCTTACACTTTGCTCTGACCGCTTCTGAATACTTACGAGCCATGACTATGATTCGGTTTTGAGAGTGTAAACACCACCGATTTCAGTAATCACTGGCAGAGACAAAGACTGTGCCTTTGTGTACTCTGTCTGGCGAGAGTGCTCCTTTTCGCCAACACCCCACTGCGATACGCGGATGCGTCCGTAGTTAGAGTAGGCTACTCCTGCTTCCTGCTTCAACTCATTGTCAGCGTAAGCGTTCTTGACAAGTCCGAGTTTTCCGTCTGGAACGAACACGATGTTCTTTGGATTCCAAGCGTCGATCTCTGTGACAGTTGTTCCGTTCTTTACGCGGACATGACGACGCATCTTCTTGAACTGCGGCAGTTCGTTCTCCAACAGATAGTTGTTCATCTGTGCGAGAGTCAGAATGCCAGAAGCGTTGTTCGAGCCGAGAATAGCTTGACGCATCTTAGTAGTCTTCAACATGTACGCGATCTTCGAAGGTGCAGCGAGAATGTACTTAGGAGCGATCTTGCCCTCTGCTTTCTCGACCATTGCCATGATGTCTTCCAGACAGTCAACAGTAGCCTTGTTTGCGTCAGTCCACTGTGTTGTTGCAGTAGCGATGTTTGCAGAAGGCTGATTGAAGTCGATCTGTCCGCGTACACCGCCCTCTGGGTTTGTGGTAGTGTCGAAAGTGAACTTACCCTCGTTAGAGAGCGAACGCAGGAAGATCAGATCGATCTTAGCGCGAACAGAGTTCACTGGATCTGTTACCTGACCCCACATGATCTTGACAAGTTCCTGCTTTGCAGCTTCGTCGCTGATCGTCTTAGAGTCGAGAATAGAGAGCACCTTGCGGTATTCCTGCACAGTCATAGTGCGAGTGATCGCATGCAGGAAGACTTTGTTTGCGAAAGTCTCAAGACCCTCTGTTGCAAGTACGGACTCGTTAGAGTTGTCTCCGATTGTTGGTGCAGCAACAGTGATGTTGTACTTACCCATGAGTTCCTCGAAGTTCAGTCCGATTGTAGGAGTGTCCCACTCCAAGAAGTCCTCAAACTGGACTTTGTCGAACAACTCCTTATGCAGCTTCGACGCTGCGTCGAAACGTGCTTTCACTTGACGAACGAGTTCGCCAAAGAGTGAAGAATAAATGAATTCTTTCATAACTTATTCGAGTTTTACTGTTTGATGAACTTGATTGAGTGATTACCCTTCAAGCAGACACCGCCCTCGTCGAGCCAGTCAGCAGGGAATGCAGGGATCACGTCCTTGATCACGATAGCGTCGTAAGCAACGTCCAGAGTCGGGAAGTCGATCGTATCGTCGATCTCCTTGTCAGCACCGAGCACCATGTTAGGAACGTACTTTGCAGCAGGGGTTACACCTTCGCCAGTCGCATTGTCGGACTCTACGAGAATGTCATCTGCTGACACACCAGTCAACGCGGCTTCAACAGTGATCACGTCGTATGATTCGTTAGAGTGATCGATCGCAGTGATCTTCTTTGCGAGTGACCCACCGTAGACCTGCACGTAGTCGTTTACTTCGAAGTAGTTCTCCTTAGAGACACGGATCTTAGTCGTAGTGCCGCCAGTGATGACAGTGCCATGCTTAACGACAGC